TTGGGAATGGCGTTTTTGTCGAATCCTGTGATGTTGTGCGTCATGGCATTCAAGAAGCCAGTTACAACGCGCACCAGCAACTCAGTTTCACCCAGCCCATACCCACCGACAATGATGTCAGAGCGCGGATTGCGCGGCTCATAGATCAGATCGTCGTATGTGTAGGCGGTTTTGACCGCCCCCATCACGAGCTGCAGCGCGAAAATGTCATCATCGCCCTTGTACCCGCCCTCGGGTGTCAGGCGAATCGTTGCACCATCAACAACGGCCAAGCCATCTATGCCACGACTACGATCACGCTTCATTTCCGTTTCAATCGCGCATGAATCCATCACGAGAGAATCGCGCACCGCCTTGCCCATCATCCCGGAGAAGCTATCGCGGCGCAGCTTCTTGCGCGCACGCGGGTTGAACTCCCAGCCGCAATTCGAGAAAAAGCGGTTGAGCATCTTGATAGATTCTTGCTCGCTTTGGCTTATTTGGTGGTCTTTGTCGATATGCTTGACGGCGAATCCCAGTCCGGTGCCGCCTTCCTGCACGCGGCAAAAGCGCTGCACCTGGCGAATTCTGGTCATTATCACGGCATTCAGCACTGGGGTTTGGTCAACCATCCCTCGCAGCGCATCGAAACTCATTGAGGCAGGCTTTTCCCAATACTCGCCATGCATTCCCAGTTGCCGATCATCTAGCTTGACCGATTGCACACCGGGCTTGCCTTGATTCTTGCCGGGGAATGGAACGATGTTTTGAGAGATCGACTTGTTCATGTCGGCGAATTCCATGATTTGCCCAATGGTTTCCATCGACAAAACACTGGTCGGCATGGCCGACTGCTGCAATTCTGCGAGCGCGTCAGTACGCTCGCCTTGCGGTGCATTCGGGTCAAAGGCTACTTTGCGGGCAATATCACTCATGCCCGCATTGTCGCGTCACGACAATTTAGCAGGGCTTTACAGGGGAATACAGATCAACAGTTACGAATACTACTTGGCAATAAACATTCCACAACCCACATCATTCTCTCCTACCTGCATCCCGAAATTCTCGCCACACAATTTGGTTTCACGGTCGAATGCCGAACAGCGCCCACATGTGCCAAGTGCGGATATTTCAGCCGCGACATTTGCCGCCACCTTGCTTGCGTCTGGAATAAAGATTTCAGAAGGATTGCGCCCGATCAGCAGGCCGAACGCCCGAGACAGTCCATCAACCTGATCGTCATACGTGCCATTGGGGAACACCCTAAGTTCAGCTATCAGCGCATCGTTCCACGGCGCTTTCAGCATGAGCACGTTGCCGACGTTCACCTGACTTGCCAAAGGCTCCGCGCGCGTTTCCTTGCTCCCCGTTTCCGTGGATGAATGGACGCGGTACCCGACAAGCTGCCGTATCAGGTATTTCACCTGAGTTACGCCGGCCTGTCCGGGGTCTTGCGGGATGGATTGCTTGCACTCGTACCCGTCGCGCTTCGCAGCATTGGACAAAGCCTTGTCACGATCATCCGGCCCAACTCGAATCCGCACCATATCGCCAATAAGCAACCGACCATCGCCAAGTTTCCCCAGCTTAGCGCCCGCAGTCCAGTCACCAGATGTTGTGCTGGCAAAGTCCCACCCGCGCACCCATTCAATCGACTCAATCGGCAACGCATCAATTATCTGGATGTTGTCAGGCTTGAATAGATCACCCTCAAGCGGCGATGGCCGCTGCTGATACAAGGCATTCCATGTGCGCTGATTCTGTTCGAACTGCGCCCAGTGCTTACGGTCAAACCATTCCGGCCACAGGTATTCGCCAATCTTTCGCCCCAACGGGTCATTTGCGACTTCGCACTTCGCTTGCAGGCAGATAATTTCCCACTCGTTGCCATCTTTGCAGAGGATCTTGCCACTTTCCCCATTCCAGCCATCGGGAAGGATGCGACCGGACAAATCGTCTTCGTGCCACCGTGTCTGAATGATAACAATCCATCCGCCAGGTATGAGGCGGGTTTTTAGGTCATCTTCGTATGCATCCCACGTCTTTTGCCGGATAGTTTCGGAGTTGGCCTGCTCGCGCCCCTTGATCGGGTCATCGATGATGATGCCGTTGGCTCGATTACCAGTCACGCCACCCAAGATGCCGCACGCCATGTATTCGCTGCCATTGGTCAGCGAGAACTCATGCGCAGCCTGTGATTCTGCCGTCAACCCTGTTTTGAATATCCCAGCGTAACGCCCCTGCTTGATGATCGAACGGGTACGTCGCCCCATCTTTCGCGCCAGATCGTCCCCATAACTGGCAAGAATCAGCTTGCGGTTAGGCTTCTCGCCAAGATACCTAGATGGAAATACAACGCTGGCATAGGTCGATTTAGCGCTGCCAGGAGGCATGAATATCATCATGCGCCCGTGAGGCGTCTTGCTTACCTCATCCAGTTTTGTGAGTAGCAACCGATGGTGCTCGGCTAAAGTCGTCTCAATTGGCTCGAAGAATTCAGAGTCTGGGTCATCCGAAGAAGGGCGGCCCGGCACCACGATTGCGTTTACATAATCAAGGATGCCTTCCGCCGCCTTACGCCTGATTAGCACCTCTCGCTTAATGCTATCCTTGACTGAAAGCGACATTCAATTCCTCGTCAGTCATATCCTGTAGCTTCTTGCCGCCAACACCAATTGAGTTGTTTATCTGGATTGCCGTGTCAGGCGACTTGCCCAATCTAGCCTCACGGTGCTTAACGGTGGCATTCATAAGCGCAAGGGCATGGACAGGATTCTCAATTTTTTCCGCCATCGAATTAACTACCTTCTGGATAGCCTGCATGTCTTTATCGCTTTGCAGCCTGAATGAAACCTCATCGCTAATCACGTCAAGATGTTGCGAACTTAGCTGCGAACTTTGCGAACTTACGCTTGATATATCTTTGATTATTTGCAGGTTCGCATCAACCAAGTGCGAACTTCCGCCCTTCACCCAGCATTCAGCCAGTGCCTTCTTCCGTATGGCCGTTTCGGACACGCCAAAGTCCCCCGCCAACTCCCGCGTGGATACATTTTTTACCTCGTATGCGGCTCGTACCTCAGCCCACTGTGCATTTGTTAATCTAGCCATAACCTACCATAGCCTCACGACTACGCTTCCTCCGACTCACCAAACAGATCATCACAATCGGGACGGCTCTTTTCCGCCTTGCGCGGGTTGTCCCTACGTTCTTTGACCGCATCTTCATCCAGCATCACCACTATGGCGTGTGGGCTCATTGGGGAGCGCTCAGGGTTCTTGGCACACTTTAGATACGACCTTGAGCCATTCGGAAAGCGATGCCCACAAAAGCACAGCTTGGATGCCCGCCACCCCACGGCGTCCACTTCGCAGTTAGGACAGCGAATTCGCTTCTCCCCTTGCTTTGTGGTGTATTTTTCCAGCCGCCCGCTTCCGCAGGTTCTGCAAAGGTGATCTATTTTCTCGACATCCATGCGCTGACCTTCCTTACAGCAAGCGCATCTGCGCGAAAATATAATCGGGAACGCCTGGCGGCATGAATGAAATTGCAGCTTTGTGGCTTTTCCGTATTGGAGCCATCGCGGCCTCGGCAGTATCGGCAACAACGCCAATCTGGATTCTTCCAGCCTTGGCAACAAATACACCAACGGCATGAAGCGCACGCGCATGGATGGGAGGCTTACCCTTGGCATTGCGGCCAAGCATGTATTCCCTCTCTCGGTTGTAGCAGGACACACAGATACGGGCATGAATCAGGCGCTTGTCAGTTCCGCCACACCGGCAGCACAGCTTTTGCGGCAGGCTGTAGATGATTTGCTCACCCGCATGGGCCGCGCCAAGCTCACATCCAGTGCATACCGAACCAGAGCAATTGCTCTTATGCCGCTTGTACTGAGCTGCGCAACTCGTCACCGATAGCGTGCCGCGCTGCTTTTCACAATTGAAGTACCGACCTGGTGCGTATTCGACACTGAAATATGACACTTCAACCATGACATCCCCCTTTCGTAAACTCGCGAACCTGCTAAATACCCAACCGCCTTGTCCAAATCTCACAACATGACCGACTACACCAACGCGCCCCTGTCGTTTCTTCTCCGCACTCGCGACATTCGTATTCGAGCGGTATTTCAGCCGTCGCGGCGGCGTGCGCCTTTGCTATCTGCCTATCTCGCTCGCTTTGTTCGTAATCTGATGCCGCATCAATTTCGTCAGCCATACCAACCTCTTTCAAGTTTCCAGAATCTCAATGCCATGAACGGACTTCATCAAGTGCCGCTTAATTCGGTATTCGCTGGTTCGAAACCCCTTGCAATCCTCTACAACTCGCACTCCGTCCTCGACATAAACGAAATCCGCGATGTATTTCATCGGCGGGCGCTTCCGGCCTTGGATAACAACGCTGGGCGCAATTTCGAAAACAACCTGCTCTTTCAAGTCCGAGATATTCCCGGAATGCTCCAATATCTTTAACGCCTGAGCGCGGCTTGCCTCACGCTTGCTGGCATAGCCATTTGTTCTGATTGCCCCGTATTTGCTCATTTCAGTGTCACCACTCCGTTATTGGCGAAAAACATGCGCCGCTGCGTCCGACTCTTCACGTTATGCATCGCACCCAGTAGATATTTGGTGCAATCGCGCACCTTTAGTGCATCAAATGTTGGCTTGCGAACTTCCGGCTCTTCTTTCCAGCATTCACCGATTGCCCTGTTGGATTTGTCTTGAATCCACCATTGACACAGAAAGCACTGGCTCACAACAAAAAGCCTCTGCTTTGCATGAACTCAACTGGGTGTCTTGATTTTTTGCACGGTTTTGTCTGCGTCATTGGAGCTTTTTCGGTCATCACGCCGCACTCCAATCTGTTAGTTTCTCGTGATTTTTCTCGGCCAATATCAGATTGCACTTCGCCATTAGCTCTTCCTCAGTTCCAAATGCGGCCTCAAATCTGCGCCTCCAAGGGTGCAAAGATGGGGTATGCGCCTTCCCGCCTTGATGATGCTCAAAACACAGCGGAAGCACTTTCATGTGCGCGCCTGGCTTGGTGCGTCCATCGACGTGATGAATCGAAACATGGTGATTGCGAATGCCAGATAGGCGACACGCTATACAGCCAACTTCGTTAGCCAGCCTCCCCCAATAATATTTTTCAGCTCGGGTTGGATTACTCATTTTCTAAACCATCCATATTGAAGCGGCTCCGGCAATACGAAGAAATGCCGCATATTCGCCACGTTCACGATTTCTTTATCTTGCGGCAGCACTTCAATTGCGTACTGATCGCCCATGCCGAGCTGACGCTTGATCTCCATTAGCTCATCCCAAGTAATTCCCTCTACCCATCCGCCGGCAGAATTCACTGATGTTCTGTTCACGGAAACACGCACAGCGCCACACTCATTGAATAGCTGGACAAGGAAGTCACGGCTCCGATAGGCGGCAAACAGCGTTGAATCATTCCTCGGGAAGTCCCCAATCGGGACTTGAGCAAGTCTTACTGGACGCTTAGCGTTGTCACGCTCAAGCTGGCGGCGCATCTCTCTGGTGATTACGCGACCGTTCATGCGAACAACCTTTGCTGTGAATTCTCTTGCGCATAGGTTTTGGCCGCGTGAGCTATGCGCGCCTCGGCGATCTCGACGTGTTCACTTTCAAGATCAATACCAATAAATCTGAATCCTTCAAGAATCGCGGCTTTCCCAGTGCTGCCGCTCCCCATAAACGGGTCGAGCACCACGCCGCCAGGCTGAGTAACCAACCGGCATAGATAGCGCATCAGGTCAGTTGGCTTTACGGTTGGGTGGTGATTAGCGCGCATAATCTTGCGATGCGGGTCTGATTCACTGAATCCACGACCGCTATCATTCTTGATGCCAGCCTCTTTCAACTCAAAGCCAGCCAAACCTTCGTCTCTATCCTGCCGACTAGCTTTGGCGCAGTAAAAGAAACGGGCCGCGCTGCCAGAATCGCCGAACCCAGTTACCGGAATTCCGCCGGCAAACTGACCAAAGACGTTATTGTTATTCCCGGCCTTCACACCACTGGGTTGACCGCTTGCAGTCACGGGGAATGCCGCGATTACATCTTCGCTTCCATCGTGAATAATATTTGCCGGCCAGCGCCCGATAGTGTCAGGCTGGTTGGCTTTGTCAGCATCGTAGTTATCTTGCAGCCCGGTTTGTGACGGACGCCCATTAGCCTTGCTTTTGTAGTCGCCATTCAGATCAACGCGGCAAGCGCCAACATTAATTGCGCCAGTACCAAAGCGAAGCACGTTCTCGGCCACTGTTCCGATCAGCGGCTTTCTGGCAACGACGATTGGCTCATGCGCTGGCTTGAGCGCAGTTCCCCATCCATCCCATTGCTTAGCTTCCTCAGTTTCTGGCTGCGTGATCTCTTTCCACTTCATCGCCTCAACCGGTTAGCTTCCA